GGGAAAGCACTAATTGATTTTCTTGCCAGTAAATATGCAGATGAATATTCTGTTTTGCAAGTTGGAACAGGTGACAGCCCGTTGACCGTACCATTTTATGAAGAATGCGGATTTGTCCGTTCTCATAATATTCCGAATTTCTTTACGGACAATTATGACCACCCAATTTATGAGTGTGGTGTACAGTTAATAGATATGGTATATTTGCAAAGATGTTTATAACTTCCTGTTTGTAAATCTCAATAGAATAGCAATTTATTAGCATCGGTCGGAGAAATCTGATCGGTGCTTTCTTTATGCTCGGCAGAAATGCCGGGCAATTTTTATGCCCATTTTGCAGGGAGGAGGTGCGTTATGGCGGGAAGTAGAATTAAGGGTATCACGGTCGAGATCGGTGGCGATACTACCAAGCTTCAGAGTGCCTTAAAGGGTGTCAATTCAGAAATCAAGAATACGCAGAGTCAGCTCAAGGATGTCGAGAAGCTCCTGAAACTGGATCCAGGCAATACTGAGCTACTTGCCCAGAAGCAGAACTGTCCTCTCTTTATCATCGACAAGATAATACACAATAAAGTTGTCTACCGGAAGCTGATGCATTTTCATCGAATGCCAAGGCTCCCATTCAACTAACGTATAACGAGCTGGCATAAAATCCAATGAACGAACTTCCTTTCGTATGCGCCCCAGCTGAGCTGCGGCTGTCTCCGGAACAAGAAGTTCATTCGCAATATACGAATAGATTTTACGTAAATCACCAAGTGCATCTACAGAATAGCCGACATTATAGCTATCCGTCATATGCCAAACTCCTTTGCAAGTACCGCGTCGACTTCATCTGCAGAATATACCTTTCCTTCTTTGATGGAATCAACACCCTTCTGGAGTTCTGCATCAAGTTCTTCTCTGGTCATTGCACCAACAGCTAATGGCTTAGAAGAAGGAAGTTTCAATTCAAACGGCATACCTTTTTTCAGTACGATCTGGCTATAAAGCATCTGAATTGCACTGGATGGAGAAATGCCAAGCTGAGAAAGAATACTCTCAGCATTGTCCTTGAGATTCGTATCTATTCTTGCATAAACAGCGGATGTATTTGCCATAGTATCGCCTCCCTTTTCTTTATTATGTTCGCTTTTGCTTGCAATTGCAAGCATTTGCGCAAATTATTTTGTGACGTAACTTTGAATTTTATACGCCTCTTAAGGCAGAAAGGAATATTTATGGGATTTTTATCGGGGCTATTTCATTCCAGAGACAAGCCCACCAATAGCACCAATGGCAGCTCCTATCGTTTTCTCTTTGGTGGAAGCAACTCTGACAAAGCCGTCAATGAACGAAGTGCCATGCAAATGACTACAGTCTATGCCTGCGTCAGGATTCTTTCGGGGTCCATTGCAGGACTGCCGGTCCATGTTTATAAGTATACTGACTCCGGTAGTAAAGAAAAGGCAATCAAGCATCCTCTGTATCGACTGATTCACGATGAGCCAAATCCAGAAATGACGTACTTTGTCTTCCGAGAGACTTTGATGACGCATCTTTTCTAATATTGAGCAGCAATCTCTCGAATTTGTGAAGTACACCTTGGAACCTTGGATTGTCCGTTGGGAACAGTCCATCAACCGTGCCCTTCTATCTGAAACAGAGAAGCCTACGAAATCAAGACCGGTATGAGTCGTACCAAGCTATCCCATCTCATGGATGCAGAAACTTGGATGGATGCACATACGGCCATCAATATGGATTTTGCCGATGAAATTCTGACAAGACCTGCAGAGATACCTGTAGAAAACAACATCGCTGGCCCTATGCTTTTCTCTCGTGCATCTGTGATCAACTCTCTTATGGATAAGTTGGCTGCCAAATGCCACATCAAGAAACCAGAAATACCAGAACGCTCCGTAGATTCTCTCATGAAGCGTCTTGACCTAATCAAACAAACTATGATAATTCCTCTCAAACATTTCCCTCGCAACTTATTTTTTTATCTCTTTTCTTTGCCATATTGTTATTTATGCCTTCATCCTTCTTGACCAGCTCTTTATAGCGAATGGCATACATAGAATACCAATCAAGACAGGAATAGTAATAAGTAGATATGGTGACCAGATAAGCTTCCCCAAAATACGAAAAGTATTAGTTCTGAAAATATCTGTTGAACTTCCTACCAATGGTATTAAATCCAATGCTTTTTGCATTCCATAAGGAAGATATTCTGCAATCATCATTGGTCCATATACAACAGCCAGACTAAGCAGTAAGGTAAGTACATTATTTTTTACAGCCGCTGATATAAACATAACAATTCCGGCAAAACCTATTGCTCCAAGCAGTACAAAAGCATATTCATAAATTTCTGCCTGCAGCATATTCATAGGTGCAACAGCAATCAGCTTGATATTCTGAATCGGCATATCCCATCCGGCAGTTCCCATAAAAAACAACTGTGATATAACATTTGAAACATCAAGTAATGCAAATAACTCCACTGTAAACGCTAAACCAGTAAGAATTTTGGCAAGAGCGATTTTCCCCCAACCATTTCGAGTCGTCAATACTAGTGTGCTTGTATTATCATGCCATTCGCCCGCAAATAAAGAGGATAAAACAATACCGAGAAACAAAGCCATCACAACTCCCAGATCCGCAACCATACTACCAAGAAGCGTTGACCAGCCTTCTACCCACTCATAACGAAATGGTTTTTCTACCTTTCTCTCTATCTGATGTAAAAACTCTTTTTCAGCTCCTACCTGACCACTGACCTCCAAAAACTCATCAAGCGCCTGCTGTCTTCTTTCATAGAAGCCTGTTAACTTATCCGGATCAACATAGCTTATCATCGTTTTATAATTACTGGTATCTCGAAGCTCCGGATACAATGTTCCGAGCCAACTATTAACTATCTGCCAGTCTGTCTTTTCCAGTTCTTTCTCCATACCGTCAGCTTCCATTTGCTGATAATCACTTACTATTTGCTGCAAGGTTTCATCCGTCAATTCTCCACCAAATGAAAGTGCATATTCCTGACTATCCTTTATTACTGTATATCCATCAAAATTATTGCCAAAAGCACTTGTATAGTCATCTGAGCTGCCAAAACCGAACCATTGAAACGAAAGTATGCTTCCAAAAATTACATAATAAACAAAACACAACAACACACATATTTTAACAATTTTCTTTCGCCATAACTTTTTATGCTCTAACCAAAATAGTTCCATTCTATTTCACTCCTTCCTCTGTGGGAAAATAAAACAAATAAAGATCTTCCAGTGTAGCTTCACAAGGAACCGCTCGCTCACTAGGCATATTGTCTGAAATAATACGCAATATAATTTCTTTTCCTTCGTGCCGTAAATTAGCAACCGTTGCTTTTGTCTGCCATTGTCTAGCTTCTTGTGGAGAAACAGAAAGCTCCCAAACCTTACCATTTGCCTTGTGAATCAACTCAGGAACCGTACCCTGCAATACAAATTTTCCTTTTTTCATCAATAGCACTTCATCTGCTATTGCTTCTATATCCGATACAATATGTGTGGAAAGAATTACAATTTTATCGCCTGCATACTCTGAGAGCAGATTACGAAAACGGACACGCTCTTTCGGATCAAGTCCCGCAGTCGGCTCATCCAAAATCAAAATTTTCGGATTATTAAGTAACGCCTGTGCAATTCCTACTCTTTGTTTCATACCACCGGAAAAAGTTTTTACTTTTTTGTTTGCCACATGGCTTAAATCAACTACTTCCAACAATTCAGTCACACGTTTTTTTGCAACATTCTTCGGTATTCCTTTCAGTGCTGCAATATACATTAAGAACTCCATCGCAGTATAATTTGGATAATATCCAAAATCCTGTGGTAAATAACCCAACACATTCCGGTAATCTGCCCCCATCGAAGTTACTTCTTTTCCATCCAGCAATACCTCCCCTGAGGTTGACTCCAAAACAGCACATAGCATACGCATCAATGTTGTTTTACCTGCACCGTTAGCCCCCAAAAGACCATATACTCCCGGCTTTAAGGTTGCACTAACACAATCTACCGCTATTTTCCTGCCATACTGTTTTGTTAAACGATCAAGCGACAATTCCATACATTTTTCCTTCCTTTCTCATCTCTGCAATATAATGAATTTCATTTATAAAGAACATAGCAAAAATCAAAAATGTAACAATCCACACCCCCACTGCTGATGTTTCATATAACCATGGCAATATTCTTGCTGACATCCCCCAACAAATGCAGGAACCCAGCATTACAATCGCACATATCTGTAAACTCTGTTTCTTTTGCAAACGGATCAAACGTAGCAACGCAACCATACACACTAAGTACGGAACCAGGCAGTATAGAACCATCTGTCCAATCTCTTTATAAGAATTTTGCAAATAAACTTCCATACATAAAAGAATTGTTATACACACCAAATTAGCAGCCCCAGCCAAAACCAGCTTTGCTAACGTGATTTGGGCACCAGAAGCTCTTGTTACCGCTTCAATCTCGCTCATTCCATAATACTGGCTTTTAAAAATTGCTGGCATGATAGCCAATACAAACAGCGGCATAAAAATTGGTATATTCTTTGGCACGTCTGCAATGCTGGCAATTGTTAAACAAACTATAAATAACGTTACTGCCTGCAAACCAAATATTGGAATACCTTCAAAGCGAAATACATCTGAAAGATAGTGAAAGAAACCTGTCCTCGGTTCTGCCCTAGTCACTTCCTGTTCTCGTACAATTTCAGTACAAAGCTTAATCGTTTCCTCTAATCTTTTAGGTTGTACTTCCTCTCCTAAAGATTGCTGTAAATAGCCCTTCAAATTTTTATCTTTCATTTTCCTGCTCCTTTCTCATAATTTTTAAAGCATTACGAACCCTGCTTTGTGCTGTTCGCATATTGCATCCCATCACTTTTGCAATCTCTCCAAAACTAAGTTGTTCTCCAAAGCGTAGAATGACTGCTTCCCTTTGTTCTGATGATAAAAAATTCAAAAAATAGCTTATCTCTGCCCTATCCTCTAGCCGAACTATGTCGTTATACTCATGCACTATATTTTCTTCATCTTCTAATGGATAAAACTCAACCTTCCTACTTTCATCAATACATAAATGATTTGCAATTGTGTATAGATAAGCCTTAAATTTCTTTTTCCCTTTATATCCGGATAAATTCTTAAACAACTTCAAAAATGTTTCCTGAGTCAGGTCTTCTGCTTTTTCCAGATTAGAGCAATGCCACCTACAGTAACGTAAAATAGATGTATAATAGCGTTTTATCAATTCTTCTGCTGCATTTTCATTTCCAAGTAGAATCTGTTCCACTAATTCGTCATCACTCAACACGCATCAGACTCCTTTCCATTGAATATCTGTATATATATAATAACGAGTTATGCACTTAAAATGATTAAAAGATTCCTCATTTTTTCTTAAAACGAATTAAACTATTAAACCAATATTTTATCTCAACCCCTTTCAGAAATATCAAATAAATCAAACACTACCTTTTTCTCCGCTTAGAGTAATACTTCCCACACCACACAATCCTGCACCGGAAGCTCTGCTTACATTCATACACACACTTCTTGCACTGATCATTATATTGTATCCTGTTCTTATCATTCAAAAAGAACACCCACAACCTTTTTTCTTTTTGCCCATCCTAGCCACTGCGATACCCTCCTTCAAAATGTTCAAATTATGTAGCCTTTTTTCCTAAGGTTATATCTTATTAGGTCGAGGTGTTACAACTATGTTATATCACAACACTTCGTTGTTTTGGTTCGGTCATAATGAGTGCTCCTTTGTGTATTTATTATAGATTATATGACCTTAAAAATCTGTCCAGTTAATTGTAGCCTATCCAATCCGATGAAGCGGAATTTGCAATCTGTTCATAGTCCTGCAACTCCTTTCATCTGTTTAAATTTAGGCAACGAAAAAAGAGCAGTTTAACGACTTACTCTAGGTCGTGGAAATAGAACCATATAGAGGGGGTATGGTTTCCATCTTCGATTTATTTTCAAGAACCATCAACCAACTGGCTCTCAAAATTTTATATAATTTTTCCTATACCAGCGATTTTAGATACAAAAAAGCACTTTCAACTTTTACAACCAAAAGTACAGTTTTTATTACTATTTAATTAAGTTTTTTTTGCAGTGTATTAATTAATACGTCAATCGCATCTTTCTCTTTAAAATCTATGTATCTATAATCCTGCACTAATGGCGGCAATTCATCATGCGGAACATCAAAATTTACAATTATAAAAGTTTTATCTTGATTACGCATTCTTCTTTGTATAAAAAAGTTCAGTTCACTTTTTGTCCAGCCGCTAGGTGCATTTAAAAAATTACTAGATATGCATATAATTCCTATATCACTTTCATCTAATCCTTGGTTTATTTTCTCTGTAATGCTATCCCCTGGTTCTATCTCATACTTATCATACCAAGCACTAATTTGACTCTTTTGAAATTCATTAAAAATCACATCAACAATTTCTTTATCTTTACTTGAATGAGATAAAAAAACTTTTGGTGTCCTTTTTATTTCTCTATTACTTCCCCATATTTTGTTTACAATTTCTTTGCTCGGAAACAAGAAAAGACCATTTGGCTCATCTGTAATTATAAAATCAACCTCGTCTGCCTCTATAAAAGTTTTTACATTATATCCTCTTTTATAAAACGATTCTATTATATCATCAAAAAAATAATTAAACACTCTTTGCTTATCATTAAAGTGCTTTTTCATAAAATCTTCAAACCTATCTGTATCTTTTTCTAATGAAGCAAAAAACAGCAATTCTAAACAATATGGATTATTATTTACAAAAATGCCACACCCCACGAGCGTGTTACTATCAAATTCTCTTAAAACCGCCTTAATAAACTCCTTTTCTTCCATGCGATTCCCATAATCAAGGCTAAATATATATTTTTTTGTTTCCATAACCAATCTCTCCTTTTCATCTTATTGCAAAATTCTTTTACCACTTTCAGCTCATATCCACCACTACCAGTTCTATTCCGACACTCACAGGAATTTCTCTTTTTAACTCCTTTTCCAGTACATTTTCCGCATTTGGTGTAAATACGAAATGGTCGAAAAACTGCGTAAATTCAAGGATTTCTACATATCCTTTCTGTGTAGTCCCACCACAGTCTCATTTTGTGTATCATTGTCCAAACTTAGTGTAAACTCTTTTTCTATAATCGGCAACTTAAATTCTATGGATTTCAGCCATTGTCCATTCTCTTTACGTTCTTCGTAAATCTGCACATTATCCACTAACTGTGACAGGAACTCTCGTTTCTCAGCTTCGTTCATTTGGGCATACAGCTTATCAAAGAAAATGAGTGCCTTGTAGATATTGTCGCCGGTAATCTTGTCTGCCAGCAGAGCACGTTTCTTAGTTTTTGCAGATATAAGCAATTCCTCTGCTTCATCTATTTTATCATAAGTCTTGTACAAACGATTCTCTAAATCTGTTTTTCTTCGTTGATAATGCTGATCCTCATAGTCAAGAGAATCAATATCAGACAAGATAGAATCTTTGTTATGATATAGCTGCTTTAATTGCTTCTCATGATTTGCAATCTCCTGATCCAGTGTACCGGTATCTACTTCCATGTTTATCTTGCTACGGATCAAATCTGAGAACTAAGGATTGCTAACCAACTTGCTGATCACCTCTGCAACAGCAGCGTCCAACATTTCTTCATGCACCTGTCTTCTGTAATCACACTTATGACCTCTGGTCATATTGCGGTGTTTGTAACCATAATAATAAAAATCCTTATAATTGCTTCCATCCTTGCGTTTCTTAATAGCCTTATTGCCATACATTCCTGAGCCACAGACAGGGCATTTCAAAATTCCCGATAAAAGATGAATCTTTTCTCCTTTGTCACGATTGACTTTTTCATACTTTTTTGCCTGCGCAGCCACTTTGACCTGTGCCTGTTCCCACACTTCTTCTGATACAAGAGCTTCGTGCAAACCATCTACTAATAGGTAGTCATCCTTCCTTACCTGCCTATACTCATTCCTCGTACCATGAACCTTTTCTGTCCGTCTCCTGCCATAAGAGATTTTACCACTATAAACCGGATTCTGAATAATTCTTCTGATAAGAGCAGCATCAAATAGTGGATTTGTGCCATTCTGTCTGGCTATCTTATGGATTCCATGATTTTCTAAATATTTTGCAATTCCATTAGCTTCCAAATCCGTATTTACATATTGGTCAAATATCGTTCTGATGGCAACAGCTTCTTCCTCATTGACTTCCAGTTTTCCATCAATAAGTGAATATCCATACGGTGCAAAGCCGCCATTCCATTTTCCTTCCCTGGCTTTCTGCATCCTACCTTCCATAGTCTGAACACGAATGTTCTCACGCTCAATCTCCGCCACTGCTGACAGCACAGATATCATAAGCTTACCGGCATCTTTAGATGAATCAATTCCGTCCTCTACACAAATCAAATTTACACCAAAATCCTGCATCACTTGTAATGTTGCAAGGACATCTGCCGCATTTCTTCCAAATCTGGAAAGCTTAAATACAAGGACATAAGACACTTCATCTTTTCCTGATTTGATATCGTCCATCATCTGATTAAAGGCAATTCTTCCCTCTATTGACTTACCGGATTTTCCTGCATCCTCATACTCACCGGCAATTTCATACTCATTATAATCACAAAAGGCTTTCATTTTTGTTTTCTGTGCATCTAGAGAATATCCGTCTATCTGCATAGTTGTAGAAACGCGGGTGTAAAGATACACTTTTATCTTTTCTTTAGACATTCTTATCACCTCTTAACGTCATTTTCGCAGTCAAAGCATGGCTACTAATTATACCTGTTTATCTGGCAATGAAAGTAATCTGTCTATTACCGGATGAATGATTGCTGTCTTTGTAATCTGATTGATGGCACAAAGTTTCTTCCCTGCATCCTTACTGGATGCTCCACAATGATAAACCAGTTCTGTCTTTTCCCCATAATCAAGTATAATTAACCTGTCGTGACAATCAGGATTCGGCTTAATCCGAATCGTTGGATATTCATTTTGAAAATCCGTCACTAAAGAGTTCGTAAGAAATCCTCTCCCACCTTTTCCATTCTCTGTGAATAAAACAACTTCCACGCCATCTGCTTTCTGTGAAAGGTGTTGTAATGATTTTGCATTCATATAATCATCCACAACATAGATTGATTTATTTGCCTGTTGGTAGATTTCTATGTATGCAATGTCAGCTTCTAACTTCTGGCCTTTATAAATAACAAAATCCTTTTTATCCTTATCAGTAATAAAGTTATCTCCTAAAATAGTCACATCTTTTTGAATGAACTCTACCCTTTTCTCCATTCGATCCTGTCTCTCAGTTATCGTTCCAACCTTCGCTGTTAAAAGTTCCATTTCATTTCTAGTAACAAACTGTTGATTTTGACTAATATAGTGACGCATCTCCCTAAAAGTGCGCATTATAAATATACTCTGCTGTTCTGCCAATTCTCCACGAAGAACTGTCGCAAGCATATAAATTCCTTGTTCTGTAAATGCGTATGGTAGTTTTCTACGACCTCCTTCCTGCCCTTCAAAATAATTTATATTCCGTGAAGTCACAAATTGTGATTTCACCAATTCCACTTCTTCTTTAGTTAGTTGAAACATAAAATCTTCTGGAAATCTTGTCAAATTACGTTTTACTTGTTGATTTAAATTTTTAACTTGATAACCATAAATTTATGCCAAATCCTGATCCAACATTACTTGCTGTCCACGAAGTATGTACACCTTACTCCGAATAGCATCTGTAATAATCAATTCTTTTGTTCCTTCCATTCTTCCTCCCATCAAATTAGTTAAAATTACTTATTTCCGTTTCTTCCAGCTTCTACAAGAACTTTATATACACCATCAATCTTTTGTACTACTAATCTCCAAGTCGATAAATCTACTTTTTGTTTTATCTTTTTCCAGCCAACAACAATTGTAGTAATTCTTCACTGTTCTTTTATCCGTAATTGCATATTATGTATCCGTTTATACGGCTATATTATCATATCAAGTCATTTCTTTCAATAGTAATTGAAAAAAAGGCAGCTATAAACCTTTTCTGGTATAACTGCCTTAATATTGCTAAAAGCTATGAAATTTAAATGCCAATACTCCACTTTCTAGGTTCTAATTCAAATTTTTGTCTACTTAATTCAAAATTGTATAACCCTATTTTCTGTCCTTCGTCCCTTAACTTACGTCTATAATCCGTAATTTTCGTATCATCCACATAGAAGTCATCTTTTTCTATTGCTTCGCTTACCTTTAACAAGTTATCCTTTTGTTTAAGTTCAGCAAGTTTTTTATGATTCCGTCGATACTTGTCCTCTACTCTTTTTCCTAATCCCATATAAACTTCCAAGGGTCTTTCAAATGTAATCAATTTACCTGACTCGGTACAAGTATTGTCAATCTGAATGATTCTCCATTCTTTCTCATAAGACCAATCACTATATTTCGTTAGGATATATTTCATTAAAGAATCTGTCTTATTTAATCCTAACTCGTTTCCTTGCGGCATTTCATCACTATATATTACCGGGAAACAATTATAATTCTTTATCAAATCGTGTAAATTGTAGCCAATGCAAAGTCCTCTATGCTCATCTGCATAATGACTCCACATAAGTAATGAATCATTTCTCTCCGAAAAACATCCTACAAGTACAGTATCTTGCATAATATCAGATTTTTGGTCTTGTTCATATTGTTTAAGTCCTTCCTCTACTGCAAGAGTATACTCCGTTTGGGGATCATATATTTTTTTACTATGGCAATTACAAAGAAATGCACTGTCGTATGGGTCATTAAAACAAGTGGCTTTGCATAACCACAACTCTGGTTTTATTATGCTATTCCAATCACGATTTATTCCCCGATAATACTTATAAATCATGCAATCTTTTGGAATAATTTCTAATAGCATTTTCTTTGCCTCACCTATACTTCCTGCATATATAAATTGTTTGTATCTCTCAAACTGTTCTGCATTTAAATAATTTTTATGTACCATCGTAAGCCTCCTAAATCATTTGGTATAATCATTATATATCAAAACAATTATATTTTTGCTGGTATTTTATACCATTTTACTTTTGTCCACCTTGTGCCATATGCCATCTCTATTCCTCCACAATGCTTTCCATTTGCTCCAATTTCTGCAATGCCTTCGTATATGCCATCAGTCTTTTATACTGTTCGTCTCCAAGGCTATGAATCTGCTTTAATATCTTAATATCCGACCTGGTAACTTCATAATCCATATCTGCATCTTTATACTCCGGATCAATTCCTTTTCCCGTTAAAAGCTGTTCCGGTGTAATATCCAATGCGTCACATATGGATAACAGACAGTCTGCTTTTGGATTCGTCTTTTTCTTTTTCCAATCACTAATGTTACTTGTTGCAATCCCAGTTCTTCTCGACAGTTCCAACTGACTCATGTTCTTCTGCTCCATTATGTAAAAAATTCTTTCACTGATAATCATGTGTGTTCCTCCGTTATATTTTATATCCGTATTTATTGTTTTTATTTCCGTTTATACGGTCATTCTATCATGCCGCAGCATTTCTTTCAATAGAAATGACAATACTTCTGGATTTCTCAATATTTTCTATTTTATATAATTCCATGTACAACTGTTTTATTCTCTTCATGCGAAGATAATTATCAGGATCCGGTAATTGGTCCAGTTCCATTGCGTCTGCATACTTTGCCACCATTTCTCCAATAAAATTCGCCAAATCACTCCGTGCATCTCTTTCTTTTATAACCACTTTATTTTTAATCATAATTGAAATCCTTTCTGCCATTGTTATCCATCATATCCTATCCAAGATACTATTCTTTCGTTCAGATAGGATAAGATAGATATTATTAAAATTAGTATTGTTAATATTAGTCTTATTAGATTTTGATTTTTTCAGTTCCAGACCTGTAGAAATAAAAACTCTGTAATCGTAAAAATCAAAATTTCTGACTGTGATTTTTACGTCTTATGTGCTTTGATTTTTTCTTATGTGGATATCTTTTAAAACACTTTCTTTAAATAGAGCTTGTTAGGTTTTCCAAGTCCCTGTCTCCTACGTTCAAGTGCCCCGAATATCTCCAGTTCGTCCAATAACTTGCAGGCTTTTTGTGTTCCACAATTCAATATCTCACAAATATTTATTACAGAATATAGATAAATACTCTTCCGTTTTCGTCCACCCATCCATTTTTTATAGATAATGAAACCCTATCTAAAAAGATTGCATATAAAAGTTTTGCATCTATTGGCAACCCCAAAAAGCATGCATCATCTATTAGACATTTTGGTAACTTGAAGAAAGTAAACTGCTCTTCACCAGTACAGTAATTAAACGTCGGCTTAATGCACAGATTTTCTATTCCATTTCTTCCAAGCCTCTGTTCTTTTTCTAAATTTCTCATAAATAAAGTCCTTCCTTTCATTTTTTCTCAAATTGGCAAGCAGTGCCCTGGTATATACCCGGCGCATTTTTGCTTGTTGGGGAAAATGCCCCAATCCCCTCGAGCTGCGGATAAACCGCAGAGCCACGCTAACGCTTTTTATCAATTCACTTTCTCTTCTTTGAATCTTCCTCATATAGATGAATAACTACTTCAAGTGCCTTTTTTAGAAGCTCTGTTTGCTCATTATTCATCTTTTTTATTTCTGCAATATCCTCTTCATACAGCTTCCCCGTTTCATTTGCTTTCTTAGCATACCGATTGAGATTATTACTAATCCTTGTATGTAAAGATATTACCCGGTTCAAATCAGGCCATTCAGGGATTATTACATACCCGTTTAACGCCATCTTTCTGATATACGCACTCATATTTTGAACTCCGGCTTCCTTCATCCGATCATGCAATATTTCCACCTCCTCCGGTTTAAATTTCACATAAATACCTTTTGAATACTCTTTCACTTTGTATTTCCTCCACTCTTTTTACTTTGTTTTTTAGAAATCACTCTATCGTAGCAATTGATGACTTTCTAAAAAATAGGCAACAAAAAAAGCAACCGATGTTACTCGATTGCCATGCTGCCACTTTTACAAGACTATATACGAAAGAATTTCAAATTCCGTAAAAATAAATTCTATTTCTTTGTTTCCTTTTACCGCCAACCGTCTTTCAGCATTTATTGTTAATCCCTGAAATTCTAAGCAT